AACGGATACCAAAATCCGATTGCATGGAATGGCGATCTTAATACAAATGCGGTGAGATTGAATCCATTCAATCAAGAGATGCCGATTGGCACAATCATGGAGTATGCGTTTGGACGGGTCTTTGTATCTGACAAGTTCAATCAAATTTACGCATCAGACATTATATTTGGTGCTGGACTTACTAATACAGAGAACACACGCAAGTTTACTGAAATAACATACTGGCAGTTGGGTGGAGCGTTTGCAACTCCAAGCATGATGGGAAATATAACTGGTATGAAAGTAATGCCAGAAATTGGTATTAACCTTCGCGGCCAAGGTCAACTTGTTGTTCTTACTGGGAATGGGGCATTCTCTATGGATGTATCAATCCCAAGAGATCAATGGAATACAACAAACCTACAACGTATCTCACTACTTGGGCGCGGATGCACAAGTCCATATTTAGCACTGATCAATTCTGAACTTTGGTTTAGGTCACACGATGGATGGGCATTCTATTCTAATACTCAATCCGAGTTTAATAGATACTTCTCGCTTCGTAAACTATCGAGGGAAGTAAACAAATGGGTGGAACGTGATACACCTTGGCTAAGACAGTTTGCGTCTTCGATGTTTTTTGACAACTACATTCTAAGCACAGTTGCTCCTGAGATTAAGAGAACTTCCGCATTAGGATTGCATAGATATCATCGTGGAATTATTGCATTGGACTTAGATCAATCTGCAAGCCCATCACCTGACGCTCAACTTTCTTTTAGATGGAACGGACTATGGACTGGCATTCGACCAACTCAAATGGTATCGGCTTTGATAGTTGGACAAAAACGAGGTTTCGCTTTTTCTTTTGATAAGGATGACAAGAATCGTTTGTATGAAGTAACATCTGAACAAAATGATGATTTTGGCCCGAATGGAACTAAACGCATTGAATCTGTCTTCACCACTGGTAGGTATGACTTCAATCGAAGTGGCGCAACTAACAAGTTTCTTCGTAAAAAGATTACTGGTGGAGAAATGTGGATGAGTGAGATTAAAGGATTGGTAGAAAGCAAAGCCGAGTATAGAGCGGACAGCAACCCTTGTTGGTCAGAACTTAAAGTGCCTACTACTTATGATTGTGATCCATGCTCTCCGATTGTAACTGAATGCGTTCCACAAAAAGGCGGTAATCGCTACAAACGCTACAAATTTAATACGCCTGATCCAAGTGAGTGCAACGACTTGGCAGGCATTCCATCAGTAGAAGGAAGCGAGTTTCAAATCAAAATTAAACTAACTGGATCAGCAACGATTGATCGAGTGAGGTTGATGGCAAACATCAAAAACAACGACGATTCTCCAGTTGGTGACTGCCCAGAAGAAAATCAAGAATGTGAACCATTTTTGTGTTGCCAAGAGAAATATTGGGACTACAATATCGTTAATTAAATTATGGACAATCAAGATTCTAGTCCCGCACTTATCTTTCCATCTGTTCCAGATGATTTTTGTCCATCTGGAAACTGGACGCAAGTATTCCAGCAATTTTCTGACATTGTTTTAGCAAGTGGAACTGTAAACATCCCCGGCCTTGCTGATGTTACGCCACAACAAATCCAAGCATTAAATGATGAAGTTTTAAAATTGCGTAATCGTGTAGATATTCTTGAAACTACACAAGTAAGGCAAGGCACGATTACCAGTTTGGCGACAGGAGATTCGACTGTTACAATTACATTTGCAACAGCTATGCCAAGTGACAACTATACTGTAGCTTTTACACCAGTCACCGCTACTGTTGGCGCAACGCAAGCTCCAATTTTCGCAGTTCAATCTGGATCGCAAACTATTTCTGGATTCACGGTATTTATTGATAATAACGTGGCTTCAATAACAACACTGGATTGGGTAGCAATCCACTCAGCATAACAACAAACCAAACAAAAATATGACACCACTAAAAGGAACAGACCCACGCCTAGTATCTGGCGGCGCACCAACTCGCGGTAAAATCACCACTATGATGGGTAATTCAAACCCGCCTAACACTGGTAAGAACCCATACTCCAGTGCGCCTATGCCAAAATCTGGCAAGCCCGTTGGAATGAAATAATTATCGGTAACGATAATCTATGGGCGATACCCTCGAAGAGATGGTAGAGCTTGTGAAAGGGTTTGTCGGAGACTCTGGCACTTGTTCATACGAGCGCGGGGTCAAGGCAGTAAACCAAGCAAGACGACTACTATGGAATAAGCGTAATTGGACTACTCAAGAAGAGTACGTCCAAATTTGTTGCGTAAATAATTGTTTCACGCTTCCATCTCGTTATGAGCAAATCAGACTTGCGTGGATTGGAGACGAATCAACATCTCTCGCGGATGAATGGTTCAACGCAACCAACGCATTTGCCCTGCAAGCAAGCAACTCATGCCATAGGGGTATTGTTGAAATCGGTGGATTCCATGTTCTCTTTAGGGACTACACAACTAACCCATACCAACTAGGAATCATAGCGGAGGATATTGCGGATGTTGGTCAGGAGTTGATGTTTGAGGTGCAAGACCAATACGACACTTATCATCACGTCAACTTATTTGCCGCGCAGAGTCCAAATATTGCGAAGACCGACCTACTTGTAAAAGGAGTTCGCTCAGTATCCAAAAAACCAACTAAGGGAAGGATTCGCGTTTACGCTTACGACATGGAGTTGCAAGCAAGAACGCTGATTTCTATTTATCAACCTAACGATGCTAATCCAAGTTTCCGTAGGTTTAGAGTTCCTAAAACTTGCGAGTGCATTACACTCTACGCAGCTAAAAGATACTTTGATTTAACTGAACCAAAGGAATTGTTAGAGTTCAGCGCGGATGCAATGATATACGCAGTTCTTGCATTGAACTCACGCGAGAATCGTAAGGCTCAAGAATTCATGGCTAATCTTTCGTTAGCTGTGCAGGAGCAAGAAAAGGAAATGGAAGGCGCAGAAATCCCAACTGCCGCTCCAATCCGATTTGCTAACTATAGTCGAGCGGACAACCTAATCGGTTCTGATCTACTGTCACCATCACCTAACGATTACTTTCTTAATCGATGACACTGACAATTCCAGATAAGATTGATGCAAGGAACGTAGTTGGATATGGTGATCCAGACTACGAACTTAACTTGATGGATTTGGAGATTCTGAAGTTACCTCCACGGGAATGCCCGTTGATTCATAGGTTTACTCCGGGTATGTATATTAGAGAAATCTATATGCCAAAAGATACGATTCTCACAAGTTTACTTCATCTGACTACGCATCCATTTTTTGTTATGAAGGGTGATGTAACTGTGTGGCATCATGGAGTGCCTGCCCACCGATACAAAGCAGGCTACAGTGGCATCACAGAAGCAGGAACGAGGCGTATGCTTGCTACTCACAAAGATACAATTTGGACTACCTGCCATGTCACAGACTTGACTGATCCAGATGAAATCATTGACAGCATCACTTCAAGAGATTTTAATCCGCACATCGCCAAGGAAGACCCAAGGGTTCAAAAGTGGCGGCATAACCGAACCGACTTAATCAAATGAGATTCCTTTTACCAAACCCATTAGGCAACGATAAACATTCGCAGATGTTTCACTCAAGCGGATTCGCTATTGCGGCGGGTGTGGTAGCGGTAGGTGCGGCAGCAGCGTCTGGAGCTATCTCAATGTCGGCAGCAGATAAGGCGGCTAAAGCTCAAGGTAAAGCAGGTGGTAAGTATTCCAAGCAACTTCAAGCGGCAACGGATCAATACATTCAACAACAAAACCAAGTTAAAAAGAAGATTTCAAAAATTGATCCCAACCTTAAAATTCCAGAATTTAAACTTGAGAACGCAACACTTGAATCAATAAATGCTGCAAATAAAATAACCGCTAATACCTTACAGCAAATTGAAAACATAGTTCCGGGGTCTGCTGAAGCAAGAGGTCAAGCAATGCAGTCAATTGGTAATTGGGAAAACAATCTTAATCAACAGTATCAAGGACTACAAGCTAACCAAGGATTGATTGACCAACAACGGGGAGTAGTTAGCAGTATGTTGAGGGGCGAGCTTACCCCAGTGCAACAAGAGCAAATTAATCGAGTAATTGCTGAGAGGGCAGGGGCAGGGTTTAATCCAGCAACAGCAGGTAGAACAGGTGGATTCCAAACCGCACAAGCAGGACTCGCTGACCAACTAAGGCAGTCTTCAGAGCAAAGAATTCTTGCTGGAATGCAATTAGCACCGAGCGTTAACGAGCAGCAGAGGGGATTAGCAGCATCGAGCCTTGGGTTATCTGAAGGATTTCGAGGACTGCAAAATACCGCACAAAACTGGCAGCAATTAGCTGGTGCATTCACTCAAAATGTTCCTCAAATTATGGGACTTGGTTTGCAAGGAAGAGGGCAAAACATCCAAGTTCAACAATACGGAATCCAAAATGCTTTCGAGCAGCAAGGACTTCTTTCTCAGATCAACCAAGGAAACTATGCTGCATTGACTGGGCAGGCTCAGAATATCTACGGCATCAATAAAGACAATGCTGCCGCAAGTTACGCCGCACAGCAAGCAGTCGCCCAAGGTGTCTCTGACATTGGTAAGGCTGCCTATAATGGGTTGAGCAACATGAGCTACGCATCAGCAGCACAACAAGGCTTGGGTGGTGGAATGGGTGGGTATGGAGGATTGGGAGGAAGACAAAATTACGAAAAAATTTATGGCCCTGCAACTTATGGAAATTCATCTGATGCTTGGGGTAATTTTAGCATGGGATCGGGAACAGGAGCTTAATTTATGTCTATCGCAGAACTCATAATGCAGGGAACCAATCGCGCATCGGAATCTACCGCATGGGTTGGAGATTCTTTGGCTAAACTTGGTCAGAATGTAGGAC